TTTCGGTCGGTATGATAATCGCCGACACCCCAAGTAATAATAGATTTGTTTGATTGATTTTTTACAGTAAGACAAATAATTTCTTCAATAGGATTTTCTACATCTGGAAAACCATTTTCACAAGTTGTTTCAATATCAAGTGTAAAGATTTTAATTAGGTCTTTATCCCATTCAATATCTTCAGGATGTTCCTGGCCGATATATTGATAATGGTATCTTTCTAAACCATAGATAGGAGAATTTGCCGTAGCAACTTCTTTACGAAACTTACGAGCAGCCATAATATCTGTAAACTCAATTGGTTTCAGATTTTGACCTTGTAGTGTTTTATAGACAGAATGCTCTTGTGTCAAAGCATACAAAGTAGGACCAAAGTCTATCTTTTCTTTATATTCTTGGCCATCATGTATGCCTCTAACAAGTAGTTTGCCTCTATGTTCAATTACATTCTTATAAAAGTTCATCATTCCTCAAGTGTACTATTAATCCATCATGTTCTGGCTTCAATTCAATTTGACAAGCCAATCTACTTTTGCCTTCTTTAAAGTCGTGTTGATATTCCAATAAAGATAATTCTGGTGTATTATAGTCTATTTTGCCAACTTTGTCAAGCCATGTATCATCAACAAACACATGACAAGTAGCACACGCACAACAACCACCACAGGTTGCCGGTATTTCTTCAATAGGAACGGAAGAAAAAAACTTAGCCGCTTCCATTAAAGTATTACCTTCAGGCACTTCTACTCTAATCTTAGAGCCGTTTCTGACAAAATAAACTGTGACCATTACAGTTTAGGTAATTTTGATTCGGTTATAAGTTCTTTATTTGGTGTTAAAATTTTACTTGTGTTAGCCTGATAAGAATTTAAAATATCTTTTTTAGGTTTCACATTAGTAACAACTTTATCAGCCGAAATGGTAATTGTTTCATCTTCTGAAAACGGCATATAAGGCGTCATCATCAATTGAACAGGTTGACCAGGTGCTGATTGTGTTGGAATGATTGTAAAAGATTTTGTTAGTGTGTAATTACCAACTGTATCTTTTTCGATTTTGCCGATTACATCTTCGCCTGTAATCAGCCTTACTATTCTCACATCTGACATAATTTACTCCTTTAGTTATAATATAACACAACTTTGACAATTAGTCAAGGCTGTATTTGGTTGTTATCACATATTTTCTTTGGGGATTGACCATAACATTCAATTTATTCATAAATTCACGGTCTAATAGAATTAAAGTTCTTTCATCTCTATCGTCCAAAGTAAATTCTACATCTTTGTATAGTCCGCCAGCAAAACCAACATCTAGCTTGACCACATATCTTGTTTCATCATAATCTCTTAAACCGCCTACTGAAATTTCTTCTTTTCTGACAATATCGGAGGTAATTGTTTTCCCCAAAAGAGACCATCTAATTTGTTTACCATCCACCTTATAACTGTCAGCATGAATAACTGGCATACCAGAATTACCTGTATCAAACTTAGCGATAATTTCTCCGAAAGGTTTGATTGTGACCACTTCTTTGTAACCACATTCTGTTGGTACTGTGTATCTATGCTTTTTATTAGCAAAGTGGCTGATAACAATGTTAGATATATTCTTATTTGTTGCATCTTCAATTCCTTCAGTTCCAGGTGATGAATTCACCTCTAACATAAATGGCGGTTCTTTTTCTCTATTCTTACTAGGTATAAAATCAACCGCAGCCCATAATCCATTTACTGCTTTTGCAGCTTTTAATGATTCTTCTATTTCTAATTCTGTTAACTTAATATTTTCTGGTTTAGAACCTTGTGATACATTTGACCTAAAATCACCTTCAATAACTGGTCGTTTCATAGCTGCAATTACTTTGCCACCTAAAACATGGACTCTTACATCATAATCTGTTTTAATATATTGTTGTGCTAATAAGTCGGCATCTTCATCTTGTTTATGTACTAATTGAACAATACTATCTAATGCTTTTTCACTTTCAACAAATAATACACCAACACCTTTACTGCCTCTAAGTGTTTTTAGAATAATTGGAAATTTTAAACCAGCATTATTAACAAGTTCAACTGAGTTTTCGGGGTCGTTAATTAAAATTGTTTTTGGTTCTGTTAAACCATAATCTGCAAGTCTTAATGAAGTTCTATATTTGTCAGCACATACAGAAATAGATTGTCTGCCATTTACTACACAAACATTAGCTCTTTCTAATATAGAAACAAAGTCTAACCAACTGTCTTTTCGTGTAATTGAACCACGAATAACAGCAACGGTATCTGTGGTAATTTCAAAACCTTTCTTATCGTCTTTGTTATGAAATCTACGAATACCATCTTCAAATGTGGTATAGCCACCACTTAATTTAAAAAGATAATGTGGATATTTTAACTTATCACATTCTTCTCTTAAACGGTCAGCAGTATGAAAGGTTTTAGCTTCTTCAGGTTCGTCTGTAATAATCAGTAACCTGAGGAAGTCTTTTTCCTCTTTTGCTTCTGTTAAGAAATCTTTAAACTTAGGAACCTGCATTTACTCGCCATCTTTTTCTTCGACTTTCTTACCAATATTATATTTGGCAGCCAAGTTCCACTCTTTCTTTTCTTTGAAAGGTAATACTTTAATTTGACTTAATGGTGCCTTGTTCTCAGCATCTTCGGATTTTACAATATCAATTAAGTTCCAGTCTTGTAACAATATCGCAATTGTGTTTCTTCTTTGAATATCGTTCTCAACTAAGGTTGCCTTTTTACCGTCTAAAGCAAATAACTCTTTGAAATGTACAATATAGTATTTACCTTGTTTGTGTAAAATATGGCAAGATTGATATAGTGTCTTGTCTTTACGACTAGCAACACCAATCCTTGTTAATGTTTCTCTTACTTTTAAAAAGTCGTCTGGTTGTTTAATAGTTACTTCTAACATACTCTCAGGCGACCATGAAATTTCTTCACTCATTTTTTTGTTCTCCCACCTTTTTCAAGTGTTAATTTAATCTCATTAATCTGTTTATCATTTAGTATGCTGAGAGCTTCTTTAGCTTTTTCATTACTGTAACCATAATACTCTTTTACATACTCTAGGTTTTTCAATTTGGCCTGTGATAACCACTTGCCACCAAATCGCTTTTTCTTACGGATACTATTTATGTAAAAGTGGAATTGTAACTTTTTGTCTAAGAAGTGATAACCATTCATCTCGTTAGCCTGAGCAATGGTATCGTAGTGCATAGATAAACACTTATTAATGATATAAGGTGGGTATTTCTTCTCCCATGTTAAATCGTCACTATCAAGTAGTGGCGTCTTTTCAAAGTTGATTGCATTAAGATAATCTTTCAATTCATACATAATAAAACCTTTATTGGAGCGGGTGACAGGATTCGCACCTGCGACCTATTCGTTGGCAACGAATTGCTCTACTACTGAGCTACACCCGCTTATCATTATTTAAATTTACAACTGGCCATAATTTCAGTTAGACAGGCGACCATATTTATCTCTTGGTCGGCAACAAAAGCTGCCTTGTACTGATAACCAGCTATAATCAAAATTGCTTGAGGTACTGAATTTTTATCAAGTGCCTCGTACATAACATCATAGATACCTCTGAAAAGAGAGGCAGGTTCTTTGTCAATATTATTAACAACCCACTTTCTCATATCATTAAATTTTTTATCTTTTAATGTTTTAACAAGTTCTTTATTATTAGCCTCTGATAGACTAAACAATATACCACTATCAATCTTACCTCTTACAGAATATCTTTGAAGTTCATTTATAGTTCTACGAAAATCAGGATAATATTTCTGTATTAGTTCAGCTAAAACCTTTTTATCAAACTCAATGTTTTCATCTGTTAACAGATTAGACATTCTTTCCATAAAAGACTTAGCAGTTTTTACCTTTTGACCATTTTTGATAGTAAAATCAATAACAGTACATCTACTATGTAAAGCAGGTATAATTTTATTCTTGTAATTACAAGTAAATATAAATCTACAATTGTTGTAAAATGTTTCAATAAAATTACGCAAAGCAGGTTGAACACTATCAGCATTCATATAATCTGCCTCGTCTATAATTACTACTTTATGATTAGATGTTTCGGTAAGTGATACAGTAGAAGCAAAGTTTTTAATCTTGTGCCTCAATGTATCTATTTGTCGGCCTTCATCTGAACCATTAATGATGATATAATCAGCACCAAGTTCTTCACATAAGGCACGAGCAACAGTTGTTTTACCAGTACCGGCAGTACCAGATAACAACAGATTTGGTATTTCTTTTTGAGATAGAAACTGACTAAAAGTTTCTTTTATATCCTGTGATAGGATACAATCTTCAATCTTCTTTGGCCGATACTTTTCGACCCACAAATACTCTGACATAATATAAACTCCACTTTATTCATTATCTTTAGGTTTCACAATTTCATAAGATATATCATAGCCACCTTTTCTATCACTAAACCAATCGTCTTCTCTATCATAATCAAATTCTGCTAGAAAATCCATTAGTTTATCATCTTCTTCGTCTGTTGGTGGATTACCAATCTTTTCTGGTCCTCCCCATTCATCACCAAGATGTGATATAATTTCATTGAATCTTTGGACAGAACCAAAGGTTTCAATGGCAGCTTCTTCAGGTATGTCATATGTAAAATGACTATGTACTGAATGATACTCTATTTTTTTAAGTTTAATGTCTGGCATTAAAACTCACTATCTGGTTCCAATGCAATCCAGTATTGAACCTTTTTATTTCTGTTTACAAAGTGACTAATCTTTTGTGATGAAATCGCAACATCATAATCGTCTGTAATCATTTTAAAGTTCTCAACTTTGAAATAAGCCTTAAAAGTCTTATCAGTTTCGCCTACATCAATTGAGTATTCGTTTGATGATTTGTTCTTCTTATCAGTAGCAATCATGTGGATTTTACTACCGTTACCAACTACTGCAACATCAACTAGATTTAGTGTTGTAGCCGCCTTCATAAGTTTTGCAAAGCTTTCCTTTTTAAAAGTGAAAGATACAAAGTTATCTGGCATTGTAATTGATTTTGTTGGAGATACAATTACTGATTTGTCAGCAAAGAAATATTTAATATTTTGTTTAGATTTTTCTTCGTTGATTTGTACATTTGTACCACCATTGAATTTAAGTTGTGGACTATCAAACAATTCAATAGACCTCAAAAATTCAGGTAAGTCATAGATAGCAAACTCGCTATCAAACTCCTCGTTTACCTCAGCTTGTGCTAAGATATTCTTCATTGTAGATATTGTCTGTACTGTTTTTCCAGGTTTAACCAGAATATTCTGATTAATATTAGAAAAGTTTTTTAGTACATCAATAGTATCTGTTGAAAGATTCATAATATATTTCTCCTATTTTTAATTGGTCAAGTATTTCAACATACTCTCTGGTGACGATTCACCATATGGGTCACTAGTCAAATTATCACATTTTCCTGGCTCTTCAAACAATGCCTCAACGACACCATCATTTACAACCATAGAATATCTCCAAGACCTTTGACCAAACCCTTTGTCATCTTTACAGACAAGCATTCCCATTAACCTTGAAAATTCACCTGAGCCATCTGGAATCATTTTGCAATTTACAATATGTTCTTTTTCTGCCCAAGCATTCATTACAAAAGAATCATTAACTGACATACAATAGATTTCGTCAATGCCTCTTTCTTTGAATTCATTATATTTGTTTTCATAACCTGGTAATTGTTTACTTGAACAAGTAGGTGTAAATGCACCAGGTAAACCAAAGACAATTACTCGTTTGCCTTTAAAAAAGTCATCACTTGTTTTAGTAACCCATTCGCCAAGTTCTCTTACTTTAAACTTTACATTAGGTACTTTATGTTTCAT